CCGGTTCTTCCCGGAACAGTCGGCGAGGTCACGCATATTGACGATGCGGGTTCTATTCATATGCGGTGGGAAAACGGTTCTTCCCTTGCTCTGATTCCCGAAATCGACAGTTTCCAGACCGTATCCGAGGCGAAAAAATAAGGCGGCACCTCCTCCATTGTACAGTATGTTACCATACAATCGCAAGGATTGCAAGGGTGTATTCTACACAATCTTTTGACCTCATTTTCTGTAGATTTAGCCGCTTGCTATCTCCTCCGTTTAGAGCTAATATGGTTACAACAAAAGGGTGCGGGTTGCCAGTGGCAACCTCTGCGAAGCAGAAGCACCGACCGAGGCGACAGCCGAGACAAAGCCCGAAACTACGGAGGAAAACACTATGAACGCTAAAACAGAAAGACAGATTGAAAACCTGAAAAAGCAGACCATCGGCGTGGAGATTGAGATGAACCACATCACCAGAGAACGAGCTGCCAAACTTGCCGCCGACCATTTCGGCACAGGCAGATACGAATACACCGCCAGCCGAAACGGCTACAGCACTTGGTCAGCATGGGATGCACAGGGCAGAGAATGGAAATTTCAAAAGGATGTCAGCATTGCAGGATGCGATGCCGAAAAGTGCGAACTGGTCACACCGATTCTTCACTACAGCGACATTGAGACCTTGCAAGAACTGGTCAGAAAACTTCGCAAAGCCGGAGCAATCAGCCATGCAGGCATCGGAGCCGGAGTACACATTCACATTGGAGCAAACGGACACACACCGCAAACCCTGCGAAATCTCGCCAACCTGATGGCGAGCCATGAACGACTGATTGCAGATGCCCTGAAAATCGACCAAGGCAGAATGAACCGATATTGCAGAACGGTCAATCCCCAATTCATCGAACAGCTGAACCGGAAAAAGCCAACCAACATGGCACAGTTCGCAGACATCTGGTATACGGCAAACGGTGCAAATTACGGCAGAAATCAGCACTACAACGACAGCCGATACCACATGCTGAACTATCACGCAACTTTTACAAAAGGCACAATTGAATTCCGGTTATTTCAATTCGACAAGCCTGCCAACGGCAGGAAAAACGGACTTCATGCCGGACAGCTGAAAAGCTACATACAACTTTGCCTTGCCCTTTCCGAAATGGCAAAGGGACTGCGAACCGCCAGCCCGAAACCACAGCAAACGGAAAACCCGAAATTCGCCATGCGAACATGGCTGATCCGATTGGGACTGGTCGGCGAGGAGTTCGCCACAGCGAGAAATTTTCTTACCAAGAACCTTGATGGCGATGCCGCCTTCCGGTTCGGCCGATAAAGAGACAGCCTTTTGCTACCAGCTACACCAGACCGCTTCGGCGGTCTTATGGTGGTGAAAGGGTATCCCTTTCAGAAAGGATTTGATTGCATGAAAAAGTTTTACCTTGCCTATGGCAGCAATCTGAACGTGAAACAGATGCAGTTCCGCTGCCCGGATGCCAGAATTGTGGGGACTGCGGAGATCCCAAATTACCAGCTGCTGTTCAAGGGCAGCAAGACCGGCTCCTATCTGACCATCGAACCTAAGCAGGACTGTACCGTTCCGGCGGCAGTGTGGTCGGTGTCGGAACGAGATGAACTTGCCCTTGACCGCTATGAGGGGTATCCCCATTTCTACTACAAAACGGAACTGGAACTTCCCCTTGCAGAAACCGGGAAAAAGCTGACCGCCTTTGTGTACATCATGCACGAGAAACGGAAACTGGGCATTCCCACTTCTGCCTACATCCGCACCTGTGTGGACGGATACCGCCAGTTCGGCTTTGACCTGAAACACCTGCGGAAAGCCATGGACATCAGCGAACGGGAGGTGTACCACCATGAAAACGGATAAGCCAGTTTCGGCGGTCTGCCCACTTTGCAGAAAACCCTACTCCGGTATTCCGGCACTTTCCAGAACGGACAACCAAACGCCCATTTGCCCGGACTGCGGCATTCGGCAGGCACTGGAAAGCATCGGCGTTTCCATAGAGGAACAGGAGAAAATCCTGTCTGTAATGCACCGAAAGTTCCTCATGTAACCGCCCTGTTTGCCCTGTGTGGGCTTTCAGAGCACTTGCCGAGAAACTGCCCAAAGTCAAAACCAGCCCCACACAGGCGAACTGTGCGGGGCTTGGTTGGTGGCTGCGATTTTCCGAGATGCCTTTTCCATTGTACTGTATTTTACCATAGAAAAGCAAGTTTATCCAGTGTCAGATCCACCAAATATACAGCGGAAATATCGCCTTATGTTCTGTACATTTAGCCGCTTGCTATACGCCGAAAGGTATGGTAATATACAGTTACCGAAAGGGAAAACAACCAAAAAACCACGAAATTTGGAGGAAAAACACAATGGTAGCATACGGAATCGCAAAGGCAAGAGCAATGGCAAACAGAACGGACTGGAACGAAAGAACCGAAATCACAAAGGCGGTCATCACCTGGTTCGATGCGGACTACGAATACGAACTGGAGATTGAAAACGAGGACAGGATGGACAACGAGGAGTTCACCGCATGGGTTGAGGAAAACGCAGAAAGCCTTGCAAAGGCAGATGCCGAGGAAAACGGAACGACCTTTGAGGAAATCGACAGCATCGACTTTACGGAAAAGGAAATCGATGACAATGCCCTTTTCGATGAGGAGTACGAAAACGCCTGCGAATTTGAATGGGAGTGCCAGACCGGACGGTAACCCAAAACCCACAATCCAAGACCAAAGCCCCGAAAGGGGCTGCGGCTCGTACAGCCGCTGTGTTGCCCTGTCCGGCGTGGTTTTGTTTCCTCCAAGTGGTTTTCCCTTTCCCACAAATGCCCCACACAGGGCAACGTGGGCTTGCTTTTTTGGTTGGTATCATACACAATTTTCTGCTTTCATCTTTGTGCAGAATATGCTGGAAATTTCGTTGACTTCCCCTTTGGTTTATGGTAATATACATCATGCCGAAAGGCAAAAACAACGAAAACTGGAGGAAAAGACAATGTGGACAGAAGGAACGATTCAAGTAGGAGCAAGCGTATTTCACTACTGGGTGAAACACTATGAGGAGCCTTCCATTTACGGCTACGAGGAAGGCAGAGCCTCGAAAATCTCCCTGCGGCGGAATGGCAAAACGGTGTTCAATTTCGACCGGGGCATGGATATTCCGCCGGAGGATGAGGAAACCGAAACTGCACTGGCGATCCTGCTGAAACAGTACAACTGATTCTTCCAAAACCAAATCTCATAAGCCGGAGCCGAAAGGCTCTGGCGGTCGTACACCCGGTTTTTGTTCGTGTATGGTACACAAGAAACCGTAGAAATTTCGACGTTTTTTCTGTTCATTTAGCCGCTTGCTATCCTTGAATTTGTATGGTAATATGGTTACAATGGGAATGGAATCTCGATTACAAAACTGCCCCTTGAGGGCGTTAAAATAAATGATGCAGACTTGCTTTTTGGCAGGTCTTTTTTGTTTGGAGGTGAGAGCAATGGCAAAATTTAAACCAACACGCTTTATGGCGAAAGATTCAAAATATGATAAAAAGGCGGCTGATTATGCTGTCTCTTTTATTGAATGCCTCAGCCACACCAAAGGCACATGGGCTGGAAAGAAATTTGAACTGCTGGACTGGCAGGAGCAGATTATCCGTGATTTGTTCGGCATTCTGAAACCGAATGGCTATCGGCAGTTCAACACGGCGTACATTGAAATCCCCAAGAAAAATGGCAAATCAGAGCTTGCTGCTGCGGTTGCCCTGCTGCTTACTTGTGGTGACGGCGAAGAACGTGCCGAAGTTTACGGTTGTGCTGCTGACCGTCAACAGGCTGCCATTGTTTTTGATGTGGCTGCCGACATGGTACGAATGTGCCCTGCCCTTTCCAAGCGAGTAAAAATCCTGACCTCACAAAAGCGTATCGTGTACATTCCGACCAACAGCTTCTATCAGGTGCTTTCTGCAGAAGCCTACTCCAAGCACGGTTTCAACATTCACGGGGTTGTGTTTGATGAACTGCATACGCAGCCGAACAGAAAGCTGTTTGATGTTATGACCAAAGGTTCTGGCGATGCGAGAATGCAGCCTTTGTATTTCCTGATTACCACTGCCGGAACTGATACAAATTCAATCTGCTATGAAGTTCATCAAAAGGCAAAGGACATTCTGGAGGGCAGAAAGCATGATCCGACTTTCTATCCGGTTATTTATGGTGCAGATGAATCGGAAGATTGGACTGACCCGAAGGTTTGGAAAAAGGCAAATCCAAGTCTGGATAAGACCATCGGCATGGATAAGGTGGTGGCTGCGTGTAATTCTGCAAAGGAAACTCCCGGTGAAGAAAATGCTTTTCGACAACTGCGTTTGAATCAGTGGGTAAAACAGGCGGTGCGTTGGATGCCGATGGAAAAATGGGACAAATGCAAGGTCGCTTTTGATGAAGAGATGCTTGCAGGTCGTATCTGCTACGGTGGGCTTGACCTTTCCAGTACAACAGATATTACAGCTTTTGTACTTGTCTTTCCACCTACTGAAGATGATGAACATTATTATGTTCTGCCTTACTTCTGGCTGCCGGAAGAAACACTGCCACTCAGAGTAAGACGTGACCATGTTCCATATGATATATGGGAGCGACAAGGCTATCTGAAAACTACCGAAGGCAACGTTGTTCACTATGGTTTTATTGAAAATTTCATAGATGAACTGGGGCAGAAGTTTCATATCAAAGAGATTGCTTTTGATAGGTGGGGTGCAGTGCAGATGTCGCAGAATCTTGAGGGGTTAGGTTTTACGATGGTACAATTTGGACAAGGATATAAAGATATGTCACCGCCTACCAAGGAACTGATGAAACTGACTCTGGAACAGACCCTTGCCCACAACGGACACCCTGTTCTTCGGTGGATGATGGATAACATTTTCATCAGGCGTGACCCTGCCGGAAATATCAAGCCGGATAAAGAAAAATCCACAGAGAAGATTGACGGTGCGGTTGCCATGATCATGGCTCTTGACCGTGCAATCCGCTGTGGATGCGTTTCTGATGAGTCGGTTTATGATACGAGGGATATGCTGGTGTTATAGGTTTGATTATCTTTGCAAACTGGAATTTCTTGAATGGTCGGATATTCTCCGTTATGATCTTTTAAATATCCATTAATTTGATCTTGAGTAATATTCATATATGCAATTTGTGTGGAAACCTGCATTTCCTTATCTGTATAACTCATCTTCTCTAATCTCCTCCATTTCTTGATTAAATTCATCAATACTCATTTTCCAAATACCTTCCTCTGCTCCCCGTGCTACTTCTTCATATTTTGTGTTCAAAAAATGAATCAAGTCGGAATTGCAGGAAAGGGAGGGATACTCGCTATAATATTCTTCTACAGTTTTCTCATCCTCCAGTAATATAAAATCAATCCTTAAATAATCAAGATTTGTATCAGAAACAATGCTTTGAATATAGGAATATAATTCCTCATTACTGTAACAATCTAAAAAATCAGAAGATAAATATAAAACAATTGTTGGATGAATGCTATATGCAGACATCTCATCATTGTATTCTTCAATTGTGATATTCGTATTCTTGATTTCTTTTTCTTTAAACGGAATGCTCGGAACATCTACATCAATGTAAAAATACAAATTGACATCGGCGAAGGTTTTTTCCACGATTTTCTTGTATTGGTCTCCAATGATCGATTGAATATAATCATCTTTTCCGCCACGTGTTTCAATCAGGCTATACACCTCAAACAATAAATCAGGATTATTTACTGGATATGCAATTGTTCGATGAGAATCCATGATAGTTTTCACTTCGAACTCTTCTCCATACTTTTCGTATAGCTGCTCTTTCGCAAATTTTGCTAAATCTTTACTGTCATAAATAACACAGCCTGTCAGCCAGATTGTATTTGTAAAAACAACAGCACATAAAGCTGCTATAGAAAAAAGATGATGAATGATGTTCTTTCTCACTCTTGCATTCTCACTTTCTGTAAAAATCACCGGAATTTTTGCGATGTAAATGGTTAATGCCCATCACATCAGCTGTATAGCATTTCATATTTTACTTTAGTATAAATGAACATTTCCAGCGACTTGCACAAAAATATGTCATAATTTCACATGATAATCCCGTTTTTAATTGCAGAGAGAGCATAAATGGTTGGGAATTGTTGTGCAAAATGACGGTGCATGCTCATTTATAGTTATTGATAAATATTTTCATACTCATCAATTTCCATACAAATATTATCTTCTGCAATTTCATGCTCATAGACGATATATATATCATTAACTTTTTGAACAGCATATGAATACCAATAATACTTATTTCCTTTTAGTATTCTTTTACGTATTCCAATCTGCTTACCTTTTTCAAGTTTGAGATAGTTTGCATTCATCTTGTACTTTCACCACCATACCCCAGATATTAGAATTTACCAAATTAACAAAGCACGATTTATAGAGTTTCTACCCTACATTCTGTTTAGTTTAGTATATTATACCACACCCCAACCCTCAAAGTCAAGAAAGGAGTGATTCTTATGGGTATTTTTACAGGACTATTCAAGTCCAGAGATAAGCCGACTAACAGCTATGATAGCCCGTCCTACACATATTTCTTTGGGCGAGCAAACAGCGGTAAACGTGTCACCGACAGAACAGCATTGCAGCATATTGCGGTTTATGCCTGCGTGAGGGTTTTGTCTGAAGCAATTGCTCAACTGCCGCTTCATGTGTACAAATATAACGAGAAAGGAAAAGAGCGAGTGCCGCAGCATCCGCTCTATTTTTTGCTCCACGATCAGCCAAATCCGGAAATGACATCCTTCGTATTCCGAGAAACCTTAATGTCCCATCTGCTGATTTACGGCAATGCCTATGCACAGATTATCCGAAATGGCAGAGGTGATGTTTTAGGATTGTATCCTCTGATGCCTGACAAAATGAAGGTTGACCGTGATGAGAAAAACCGCCTGATATATATTTACAGCCGTTACGATGAGGCAAATCCGAATCTGAAAGAACAGGGCGACATCGTTCTTTATGCTGATGAAGTTCTGCATATTCCGGGTTTAGGATTTGACGGACTGGTTGGATATTCGCCGATTGCACTTGCCAAAAATGCAATCGGCATTTCTATTGCCTGTGAAGAATATGGAGCATCGTTTTTTGGAAACGGTGCTTCACCAAGTGGCGTGTTAGAACACCCCGGAGTGATCAAAAATCCGGAGCGTGTGCGTGATGCGTGGCAGAGGGCTTACGGTGGCAGAAACGCCCACAAGGTCGCAGTCCTCG